TTACTACACAGCCTTTGGCAAGATGCCAACAGATTCTCAGATTACAGCCTTTATGAATAAGTTCAATGCCAAGGCAAAGCAAGAGGCAGTTACAACCACCTATAGTGGTACTACAACTACCTCTAAGGGCGGTTCTACTGGCAAGAGCACAACTACTCGCAGCGGACTTGGATTTACAGACCAAGAGCAATCCAACTATCTTGCCAAGTATCTTTCTTATTACACTGAGGTTACTCCAGAAGTAGGCGGCGCTGCAAAGATAATCCTAGACGAGATTCGCAATACTTACAAGAACAATGGCTTGCAGGAACCAGCATTTGAGGCAATGGCTAAGATAGCCAAGGATGTTATCGGAACTGGTGATTCTGAGATGGCTAAGCAAAAGATTGCAGAGGCTAAGCAAAAGATTCGTAACCTTGCAGCCAAGTTGAATCCTGGTGCTGCTGACCTTCTTGCATCAGGTGAAGACATGAGCACAATTTCTGAGCAATATATCAAACTTGCTGAGTCAGTAACCAAGAAGAAATACACAATTGATTCTCCTATCATCAAACAAATGGTAAACATGAAGGACGAAAAGGGTGCTATCCGCTCAGCGACAAACTGGGAAGCATACGGAATTATTAGAAATAGCACTGACTGGGACAAGAGTTCTGATGCTTATTCAACATACAGCAATATCGGTGATGTTTTGACATCTAAGTTGGGATTATAATATGTGGAGTCTAGATGACCTTGGAGCCTTTGCTCTCGATTTAGCAAAAGACATCACTGGTATCACTAACTTTCAGAACTCTGCAGATGCCTTTAAGCGTGCACAAGCCACTCAAAATGCAGTAGATGGCGATGTTGGTAAAGCAATAAGTGCTCTTCCTTCTTATGTTAAGGACATTGGCGTTGGCGTAGGACAGGCAGCATTAGGCGCTGGTACTGCACTTGTAAATTTAGTTCCTGCTACAAAAGCAAGAAAAGCAGCAGATGTAGTTAGTGGTGCCATTACTGGTGCTGGTAAGACTGCAGCAACTAAGGCAGAAGTATTATCTGCTACTGCTAGCAAGAATGTTACAAAAACTACTAAGAGTGCTGATGACGCAAGAGCCGCTGCTCAAGAAGCCGCTGCTGAGGCAGCAGCCGCTAAGAAAGCCGCTGAGGCGGCAGCCAAAAAGGCTGCAGAGGCTAAGACCGCAGAGGCTGCTAAGAAAGCAAATGAGGCTAAATTAAAGGCGCAACAAGAAGCCAAGGAAGCCGTTGCTGCTAAGAAGGCAGCAGATGAAGAGGCAAAGGCCGCTGCTGCTGCAGCCAAAAAAGCAGAAGAACAGAAAGTCGCTGCAGATAAAGCACTTGCTGCTGAAAGGGCTGCTGCTAAGGCTAAGAATGATGCAGACGCTAAAGCGCGTCAAGATGAACTTGATGCAAAAACAAAAGCCCGTGAAGAAGCCGCTGCTCAAGCAAAAGCAGATAGAGATACTCAATCAGCAAATTCTAAAGCACAGCGAGACGCAGAGGCTAAGGCACGTCAAGATGAATTAGATGCAAAAAGAAAAGCAAGCGAAGACGCTATTGCAGCACGTAAGGCTGACCTTGATGCAAAGGTAAAAGCCCGTGAAGAGGCTGCCCTTAAGCGCAAAGCAGATGCCGAAGCCAAGAAAAAGGCTGACGAAGATGCCAAGATTGCTGCTAAAAAGAAGGCTGATGAAGAAGCCGCTGCTGCAGTCGTTAAAAAGACTGAACCTGAGGTTGTAACACCTAAGGTTGTAACACCTAAAATTTTAGACCCAGATGTTATTATTCCAGATGAAGAACCACCTCCAGGTGAAACACCTCCACCAGGCGAAACACCTCCACCAGGAGAAACGCCTCCACCAGGTGAGACTCCACCTCCAGGTGAGACACCTCCACCAGGAGAAACGCCTCCACCAGGTGAGACTCCTCCAGGAGAAGAACCACCACCAGGAGGAGACCCCCTTCCTATAGATGGCGGAGAAGATGGTCCCTACGTAGGAGAAGATGAAGAAGAAGAACCTCCTGCAGAGACTCCTGCTGCGACAGACTCTTTTGATAAGACTTGGTTAATCCTTCGTGCGAAGTTAATTGCTGCAGGACTTCCAACAAAGACTGTTGATGATAGCGTTACTTACTTTAGAACCATCATTAAAGATGGAACATTCTCAGGTGATTCAGAGATTAACGATGTAGTTGACCAATATTTATATCTTCCAACTTATAAGAGTAAGGCTGGAACAGATGTTGAGTCACCTTATTATCGTGACTTTGGTTCGTACAATAATCAACTTAAGGTACCAAAGCAGCCAAAGGAATTAGTTCCATTGGTTCTTGGATATGGAAAGTTAGTTGATAAGTATCAGGTTAACGCTAAATTTGGTGAAAGAGAATCTATTCAGAAGTATCTGCAAAATGATGTTTCTGTATCTGAACTAGATGAGCGCATGAATGCTTCACGACTTCGTGGAATCAATGCTGACCCTAATTACCTTAAGACTCTTCAAGACCTGGGTTACATTACAGGTGGCGCAGACCTAACAAGTTTCTTCTTAGACCCAGGAATTGGTACTATTGAACTTGAGTCTCGCCGTAAGACTGCAGCATTTGCAACAGAAGCAGTACGCCGTAGTAATGCAGGTATCACTCTTGATACAGCATCTGCTCAGGCTACCGCTGCTCGTCTATCAGCACTGGGATACTCAGAAGCACAAGTTACTAACCTTGCTGGTGAAGGATATGAGAATATCGCTCAGCAGTTGAATCCAGTTACAGCCCTATCAGGTATGTACGAGAAGACTGGTGAGAGTGCAAGCGCACTTGCTCCAGTTATTCAGAAGGAACTTGAATCAGAGCAGTTCTTAGGAATGGCTTCACAGCGTCGTAAGAAACTTGCTGAACAGAATATCAAGGCCTTCCAAGGTCAATCAGGTATGAGCCGTTTCGGCCTAGGTAGCGGAAGCGCTAGCAGCCTAATATAAAAATCCTTTGCGGACCCATCGGCCCCGTGAAGTGTACAAGACCGATAGTACAAGCCAAGAGCAGAACCCCTTCTGTGATTGAGGTGTGCGACAACTACTAATAAAGGGAGAAAATCGCTATGAGCGATAACCGCGACAACATATGGGATGACGAAGAAGACGACGATACTTATGCATCGTTTGATTCAGATACCGACTTGGTAAAGAAACTTCGTAAGGCTCTAAAGGCTGAACAGAAGCGAAACAAGGAGTTAGAGTCAACTTTGGGTGACCTAACTAATTCCCAGAAAGAGCGGATTTTGAAGGATGCACTTGCATCCCGAGGTGTCAATCCTAAGATTGCACAATTCATACCATCAGATATCGAAGCATCTGAAGATGCTATCGGGGCCTGGCTAGACAGTAATGGTGATGTCTTCGGATATAAGCCGTCAGAAAAGTCAAAGGTTGCCCAACAGGATATCGCAGCGATGCAACGTATGGATAGTGCACTCACAGGTGCTGAGACACCAGCCTCATCAGATGACTTGCTAAATCGCATTGCGAATGCAGGTTCAGAGGATGAGATTTTATCCATTCTAAGCGGTAACTAAACCGCACACTAACCAGAAAGGGGATATCGCCAAATGGCTGATGTCTTTACCACTACAACCTCTGGGTTAGGTTCCAATCTAGTAACCTTGGCGTATGACAAGTTAATTGAAATTAACTTACGTTCTACACCACAGTTCCGCGCAATTGCGGACAAGAAGGTCGGAAACCCAACTCACGACGGTTCTTCAATTCGTTTCCAGTTCCACAATGATATTGCTGACACCACAATTGCTGGTGCAACACTCACTGAGACTGTAGACCCAGATGCAGTAGCACTACCAGCAACAACAACTCTAGATGTCTCACAGACAGAACTAGGTCGCGTAGTACTCCCAACACGTAAGATGTCACTAATGACTCTTGCTGATGTTGACCCATGGATTGCTAACGCAGTTGCGTTCAACATGGCAACCACACTAGACAACGGTATTGCCGCTATTCTAGATGCAGGTACAAATGTTATCCGCGAATCTGGTGGAGCACTTTCAACAACTGCTGCTAAGTCAACAATTGACACAACAGACACATTCAAGGGACGCGACGTACGTTACGCTGTAACAAAGTTGCGTGCTGCTAATGTTCTAACTCGTGGCGGAATGTATGTTTCATACATCCACCCAGAAGTTTCACATGACCTCCGTACAGAGACAGGTAACAACATCTGGCGTACACCACATGAGTACCAGAATGTTGGTCCACTACTTGCTGGCGAACTTGGCGCATGGGAAGGTGTTCGTTTTATCGAGACACCACGCATGACAAACACAGTTTCAGGTAAGGCGCTAACAGCACTTGCTACTGCATCAGCAGTATCAGGCGCATCAGGTGCATTTACTATCGTTGCAGCAAACGCTGCATTCGGTGGCCTTGCTGAGGTAGGAGATGCAATCTCAGGTACTAACGTAGGTTCAGGTGCTTTGATTACAGCAATTGAAGTTGGTGCAACAAACACTACATTCACAGTGTCTGTCGCTAACTCAGGAACTGTTGGAACAAACACACTTACAGTTACTCCAAAGGCACGCGTTTACAACACTTACGTACTAGGACAGCAAGCACTTGCTGAAGCAGTATGGAAGGAACCAGGCATTGAGTTTGGTAACGTTGTTGACAAGTTGAACCGTTTCCGTCCAGTCGGCTGGCATGGAATCATCAACTGGTCTATCTACCGTCCAGAGGCTCTATACCGCATCGAAACTGCTTCATCAGTTCGTCCATAATCTAAGTAATTAGATGGGTGGGGCAGGGGGTAACTCCTGCTCTATCCATAAAACGGCTTAGGAGGCTAAATGGCATATAGATTCACAACACCTACAGTGAGCGAAGGCCCTGCAGGCGAAGGTCGCTTATTCAGCCGTTACAGGCTCGTAAGAGGCGTCACAGTCCTTAAGATAGACGGCGAGTATTACGAACTCCGATATCCCTCATCAGAGGAGATTGCAGAGGCAGAGGTTGCCTACATCGGCGGATATTCATACGAAGTCAGCCCAGGGGAGAAAGCAGACCTTGAGGCTGCAGGATACACAGTGGAGACGGTATGAGACACAGATTAGACCATCCAGAGGACGTTGAAGGTTGCTTTGGGTGCAAGGTTATTGGACTTCAAATGAGTCCAGGAGATGCATCATCTCAGAAGATGGTAAGTAACAAAAAGTGGGACGGTGAGTTAGATGCTTATCGCGCAGCACGCGCTGATGGTATTCAACCTGCTGGTACATCAATGAAGAAGATTCAGGAAGCACGTCGTGCCTCTGATGTCATGGGTAAGGCATTTAATGCCAACACCATGGGTGATAGTAGAACAATTCAAAAGAAAACAGTAGCCACACTCAAAGAAGTAGGAGCAATATAATGCCAATGGTAAACGGAAAAGAATACGCATACACTGCTAAGGGTATGAAGGCAGCCAAGATGGAAGCCAAGAAGTCAGGTAAGAAGATGGTCAAGAAAACCGCTAAGAAGAAGACCATGAAGAAGGCTGCAAAGCGTGGACTATTCGGAGGCATGTAATGCCAAAGAAAATTTCATATCTAGATAACTTGGCTAAGGAAGTCGGACAGACAGCAAGCGCATGGAAGAAAGCATTCAATCAGAGTGCTGACATTACTCCAGGTGCTAATGCTCGTGCTCGTGCTGCCAACAAGAATTATGATGCACAAAAGGGACAAATCTTTGGTGCGTTACTACAAGGCCGTCGTTATGATGACAAGACTGGTAAGCAAATCAAGGCAAAGAAGAAGTAATGAAAAAGAAAGCCGCAAAATCTAAGGTAAACGCTGCTGGCAATTACACCAAGCCTGGTATGCGTGCTGCTTTATTTAAGAAGATTAAGGCTGGCTCTAGGGGTGGTGACCCTGGTGAGTGGTCTGCGCGTAAGGCACAACTACTTGCTGTTGAATATAAGAAGGCTGGCGGAGGGTACAAGTAATGGCTTTGGCTAAGTCTCAGCAGTCACTCAAGAAGTGGACTGCACAGAAGTGGAAGACCTCAGATGGTAAGCCCTCTAAGGGCAAGAAAAGATATTTGCCATCTGCTGCTTGGAGTGCATTAACTCCAGCAGAAAAGGCTGCTACTAATAAAGCCAAGGCTAAAGGTAATGCAAAAGGTAAGCAGTTTGTAAAACAACCTAAAGCAATAGCAAAGAAAACAAAGGGTTACAGATGAAAGACTCACGATTAAAACGGGCAGGAGTAGCAGGCTATAACAAGCCTAAGCGCACTCCGAGTCACCCTACTAAGTCACACGTAGTTGTGGCTAAGGTAGGTAGCCAGGTTAAGACCATACGTTTTGGACAGCAAGGCGTTTCTGGCTCACCTAAGAAAGCAGGAGAATCTGCATCATATGCAGCACGTCGTAAGTCATTCAAAGCAAGACATGCAAGCAATATATCCAAGGGAAAAATGAGTGCCGCATATTGGGCAGATAAGGTGAAATGGTAATGGCAAAATCAGCAGATGAGGCTCGCGCACAAGCGATGAAGTCTAAGCGTGGACTTCCAAAGGGTGGCGGTAAGGGACTTAAGGGTTCTAACCTATACACACCTGTAAGCCAGGCAACAATTAATTCAATCAAAAAGGCAGGAATGACTGCTTCTCTTAAAAAGGCAGCAACATCAAAGGATGCATCTTTCGTTCAGGGTGTTAAGCGTATGTATGGTGCTGAGCGTTTAGCAGCAGCAAAGAAGGCAGCAGTAGTAAAGTCAGGTTCTGCAGATGCAGCACGTTCTAGTGCATCTAAGTCCTCTGGTGCTAAGTACAAGTCAGCAGACGCTGCTCGTTCATCAATGAACAAGACATCAAGTAAGTCATCAAAGCCAATGGCTAAGAAGTCAGGAACAACAGACCCATTTGCAAAGTTTGTATTTGGTGTTGGCCGCGCTGCTAAAGAACCTTTTACTTCAAAGAAGAACAAGTAATTTAACCTAAAGGACAAAAATGACAACCACCTACGCCAATTTGGTAGATGAGGTTATCCTCAACCTATCAGGCTATACATTGAGGCAAGACCGTACTACGCACCTCACACAAGATGTGACCTCTACTGGTCTTATCTTAAATCTTGGTAATACTACCAATATTGGCAAAGGTGTTGTCGAAATTGATGATGAACTAATCTGGTTAGATTCTTATGACCGAGTTTCATCAACTGCAATTGCAGCACCTTATGGCCGTGGATACCACGGTACAGACAAGGCTGCTCATACAGCAAATACCAAGGTTACAGTTGCTCCAACATTTCCTAAGGCTGCAGTTAAGAAGGCTATCAATGATACTATTGATGCAGTATTTCCTAACTTGTTTGGCGTAGGAATTTACACATTTAACTATAACTCAGTTAAGACAGCATACTCAATTCCAGCAGAGGTAGAAACAGTTCTATACGTTTCTTGGAAGACCACAGGACCTACAGACGAGTGGCTACCAATTAAAGGATGGCGTCATGACCCTCTTGCAAACTCTACTGCATTTACAACCGCTAACAGTATTTCAATCTATGACCGCATTGAAGCAGGTCGTACTGTACAAGTTTATTATACTAAGAAACCGACTACGTTAACTGCTGCAGCATCTACAGATACATTTGAGTCTGTTACAGGATTACCTTCATCTTGCAAGGATGTAATCCTTTACGGTGCAGCATA